GCGGAGCCTCCTGTGGGTGGTCCACATTCTGTATCCCAAAAAATCCAGCGCTCGCCCATGCTGGATGCTCACCGGGAAGATCTGGGTTTTATTATTCAGCTTCAGCCGCAACACATCCCACAGCCAATGCGCTATGATTTCGAGCAAATCCTGCAAAAACACCTTGTCGTGGTGCACGATCACAAAGTCGTCCATATAGCGAACATATCGCTTAATGCCAAGATTCTGCTTCACGAATATGTCCAGTTCATGGAGATAAATATTGGCCCACAGCTGGCTTGTGAGGTTGCCAATGGGAAGACCAGGCTGCCATGAAGCCATAATGTCCCGGCACAGGTTTATTGTCCGGGGGCATGCAATCCTGCGCTCAAGCAAGCCAATCATTATTTCATGGTTTATACTGGGAAAATATCTTCGTATGTCGGCCTTGAGGCAATACACAAGCCCATGCTGCCTCTGCACTTCGCGCAGCCAGGCCTGCGCCTGGTCGGCCCCTTTGTGCATGCCTCGACCGGGCCTGCATGCGTAGCTATGGTGTATAAACCGTTTTTCCCATATAGGATTCAAAATGGATATCAGTGCGTGCTGCACAACCCGATCCCGGAAGGGCAGTGCGGCGACCAGTCTCCGTTTAGGTTCAAGCACATAAAACGTGCGGTATTCCCCCGTCCTGTATTGGCCCCATATCAATTCATTTTGCAGCTGAATCAATTCTCCTTCCAGGTTCCGCTCAAATAAAAGGACATCGGCCCGCTGCCGTTTACCTGCGCGTGCCCGCAGGTATGCCTCATGCAGCTGGTCGAATTGATATACTTCCTCGAACAGATTCCCATATGTTTTCAAAAAGACCCCTTTCTAAACATTATAAAAAGCGGGACAGGGAGGCCTTCGGCGCAAAGCCTACCAGGCTCCCTGTCCCTGTTTATTTTTCGGCTACACGCCGGGGATTAAGCGCCCTTTTGAAGAAACACTGACGACACAGCCATGACCACGCCGCTTCTGGATACCCTCAAGAGCCGGACGAAAACCGATGTTCGTGTTCGAGTTCGAACGAGGGTTGTTCAGATTCAGCGCGCCCAGGCCAGCATTCGACCCATTGTTGAAACTGCCCCCACGATACGGAAACCGCATAGCACTTAACCCTTGAACATCAGGCGGTTTTCTTGATCCAACTGCCGATGATTCTGCCAATTTCATCCAGGTGACGGGACCACACTTCATACCGCTTGAATGGCAGGATGCCCAGGTTTTTGGCCAGCCGAATTTCCCGCCGGAGCAGCTCAAGCTCCGCATCCACCTCCTGCAAGGTTGTCTTTTTGTGGTATCTCTTGGCCAGCACAACCGTCAGCCTCAATAAATTCCACATCGTCAACCGCAATTCCTGACTCAGAACATGCCGTTCGCTCTTGGGAAAATGCTGCACGGCCGAATAGCCGTACAGAATCATTTCCTCTATCTTTTGGATAATTATAAGGTCTTGCATTCAATTTTCCGGGGGCGCGCTATCGCGCGCCCCATCAGGATACAGGTTGCAGAAATCACGACGCAAAAGCCGGACGAAAACCGATGCTCGTGTGCGAGCTCGAACGAGGGCTGTTCAGAACCAGCGCGCCCAGGCCAGCATTCGACCCATCGTAGAAACTGCCCCCACGATACGGAAACCGCTGCCCCTCGGTCACCACATACAGGGTTCCCGCCAGCCCGGTATCGGCATGGGGGCTAATCAGCAGCCGCTGCAACAGCTGGCTTTCCGTATAACCCGGAGCCTTAGCGGTGTCTTTCCACGCTACAGACCGCGACGTGGCCGACACAACCCCTGCGCTGTTTTTCAGCTGCACTGCCCCCTCATCTGAAAACCAGTGGCCCTGCGCCACCCAGCTCGATTCTGGCGTATCGTAGGTATTGTCGGGTGTTGTAAAAATACGGCCATCTTCCAGCCGCAGCAGATCCTGCCACTCCCACACGTTGCCGACCATATCCGCAATGCCGGACAGCCCGCCGTCATGCCGCCAGCTCGCAGGCCCACCGCCCGTCGCCGTGCGTCCCGCGCCCGTAGCATCACCCGGAGATCGCCTGTCAGGTCGCACGGCGACCTCATGGGGGGCATCGTGCGCACGTCCATAGTTTGTGTTTCCCCGTGGCTCAAATCCGTTCGCTTTACACCAGAGAGCCATTGCGGCCCATTCATGTACTGTCGCCAGATGCCATCCCGGCCCCTTTGCCGTACACGCAGCTTTCGCTGCATCATAGGCGATACTGGCCCGCGGATCTCTGCCCGGCAGGGACACGGCCCGCCCGTCAAACACGGTGGCCGGATACACACCATATAAAAGCTCACTTAATTCCTGGCCATTGCGCAAAAATGCCGTGCAGACCCCTGTCCCCAGCGCAGAATCCAGCCCCAGATCCTCATAGCGGAACTTGGGAATAACCCGCATGTGACTGGGATAGCCCTTGTCGTCGTAGAGAACGGTAATATGCCCCCCCGTGGCAGCCTCTACCTGTGTGCGCAGTGTGTCCCGGCTAAAAATCAGCATGATTCCCCCTCCTTATTGGCCATATGTCCATAACGTAACCAGCACAGTCCCCGGATCCAGATCCACGGGCCGACGTTCTGCTTCATCCCCATCATCCAGAGGTGCGTCCACATACACCCTGGGAGGGATATGGATACTCGCCACCTGATATCCGCCCCCCCCTTCGACCACACGCCCAGCGCCATCGGCATCCCGCAAATCAATGATTTCGGCACTGTCCGTTTGCCGGGCAGCACAGTCAATGCGCACACCAGCAATGGTCACAACACAACCAGTTTTAGAAAAATCAGGATGCGGTCCGGCACCCACGGTCTGGATTCTCATACGTCCTCCTTATTGATTCATTAAATGGGCAAGATACCGCACCCGGACTGTATCGGATGAGCCGATCAGGTAGGCACGGAATGTGTTGGTCGCCCGATCCTGATCCCGGCTTACCACCAGGGGCGGCTCTCCTCCGGCATAGGAAATCACGTCAAACGCCAGCGCATAAGCGCTCCGCCCCATAACCCGCGCCAAAGCCTGCTGGCGGAATGCCGGGTTCGTCTGCACAGACGGCCAGTCCGGCTCCACCCGTGCCACTGTTGTGATGGTCACGCCACTCAGGTGCGGATCGCTTGCGCCGGTATTCCCCGCCGGAACATTCAGCCGGGCCAGCAGCAGAGCGCTTTCCGGCGCAGGCTCTCCCAGCCCCGTAACGGCCAGCCGCATGCGTCCGCCGGTCAGGTACAGATAGGCATCCGCCGTGGCGGCCGCAGCCCCGGAGTTGCCAGGGACACTGGCCGCGTTTTCTGCGGCATCCACCCCCACTTCCTGGCCCAGCATAAACACGACACCCGCCGCAATATTCAGGTTTCGGGATGCCGTCTGTGATTTTGTGATACCACAGCCGCGCTTTATACCCCTGTTATATACCGTAAATTCTCCTTCCTGGTGCCGCACCGTCTGCGAGCGCACCATTTCACGGGCCAGCAAACCCGTGTCCGCCACAGCGTTTTCCACCGTAGCCCAGAGAGCTGCCTGGGCTTCGGGGCTGACCGTCGCAACGGCTGCGGCCATTTCGGTCAGCCTGGCGGCAAGATTCGTATGGCCGGATCTTGCCGCAGCCAGCTCCTGTTCACGGGCCACCAGGCGCACATCCAGCGCCTGGTCGTTTGCAAGGCACTTGGCGTACTCCTGATTCCACAGCGACGGCACGGCATCCGGAGCCTGTCCGTTGATCTGTTCCGGGATCGAGATTGCATTATGCGGTAACGCCATATTCCCCCCTAATATTTGATTTTGATAACCACATCGATAAACTCATCTGCCTCCTTGTCCTTCCCACCGAAGCTTTTGAACCCCATGGGGTCGCCGTTTGCGTCCAGTACGGCCGCTTCAGAGATAACAAACCCCACCAGATCGGTTCTTTCCAGGCGTCCCGTGCAGGTCACGGAAAAGAGATCCTCCTGCTGCACCTGTATCAGGGGTTTGCGGATCAGTTCGTGATACAATCCATTCCGGGCAGCATCAAAGGGCCGGGCCTTCCGGTCTCCATCCAGACCCCCATCCCCGAATGCCATAAAAGCCGCCCTCGGTGCCGCCTGTCCGTTCAGAGCCTGCCTTGCCAGTTTTTTACGATACGCCTCCGCCATCACCGCCTGCGCCATGCTCATGCCTCCTTATTATTGGTGCAACACATACCCCTCCGCGCCCAGCCCCACCCCCCCCAGCCTCCATCCGCCGGAAAGCCGCCTGTCAAACCCAAGCTGCCATCCGCCGTCCAGCCTGCGGAACCTGCGGCCCAGTCGCTCTGCCATCAGATAATATCCTCCTTCCAGTCTCCAGTTGCCGTCCAGCCGGTGCCGCGCTCCAATGCGCCACGCCCCGTCCAGCCGCAAGGCCCAGGACGCCCCCACCCGCCCCCAGGCGCTGGCCAGGGTATGAGGCCTGCCACAGTCGCTCCGGATGCACACCTCAGACCTTGCAGAGGCCTCCATGCCAGAGCGCCAGATGCGCCAGCTGCCATCCAGCCGTGCGCCTCTGATGCCACCCGCTCGCCACCCGCCGTCCAGCCGCCGCCGTCCATCCAGCTGGGGATAGCCATCCAGCCGCACGGGAGATGCGGGATACCGGATTTCCATCTGGCACCTGGAACGGCTCACCATCTCCTGCCGGACATCCATGGAGACGGTCTTCCCCATCTGCCCCGCCGTCAGCAGCAGCATCCCGTTGCCGCCCACCTGCCATCCGCCATCCAGACGGGCAAAGGCCTCTCCGATGCGGACATGGCGGCAATGGGATGCCGTTGCGGAGTGACTGTGGATACTGGCGTTCGCCAATACGTCCAGCTGTTCCAAACCTGTGCCCGATGCCTGTCCGGGCCACCATCCCCCCACCCGCCAGCTGCCATTCAGGGGCTGATCCCCCACCCGGACGGGCTTTGCATCACGGCCCAGCCGCCACCCGCCATCCAGTCGGGGCGTGTGTCTGGGGTAGGGCAGAGCCGAGTCCGAGACCACAGACCCGCTGTACAGCGCCTTCATGTCTGCAAAAAGATCGGCTGACAGAAAATACAGAATTCTCGGCATGGATCGTGCCGGTTTATAGGCATAAATCAGGCGTACCAGCAGGGCATCCTGATCCCCGGATACCCGCGATGCCAGATTGATCCGCACACCAAATTCCGCCCAGCCCAGCCAGGTCAGGCCCGACACGGTGGCCACACTGCGCAGAGTCTTCCCGCCATCCAGTTGCCACCCGCCGTCCAGCCGCAGCGCACCAGCCGCCTCCAGGACACGCTGCACGTCCCGAGGCTCCCAGATTTCGGCCTCACACCCTGCCAGCCTCAGGATTTCGCGCACGCCGTGGGCCTTGCCACCCAGGGCCTGAAACGCATAGGCATAGCACACGCGGGCCCTGTAAAAGGCATCCGTCTCCTCTGGCCAGCGGCGGATGCCCCTGGATGCCGCATGACGATCCAGAAATTGCCCGTCACAACGGTCAGGGCTAAACTGATCCCGGAGCCACACCACGGCATTCCGTGCATCATCCAAAGCACCTGCACCGCCCCTTACCAGTACCGGCAGCGCACCCTCGCCCTGGATGAGGGGATACCGCAGCCGGTCGCGAAAATACTCCCAGAACCCGCTCATTCTGCGTCTCCAGACCATCGCGTCGTCAGCCACACACCCTCCAGCACAGCCAGACCATCTGCCTGTACCAGCACATCCGCGCCTGGGGATGCAAGGTCAATGCGCCGGATACCCCCAGCGGACATCAGCTCATACCGCAGGCGGTCCAGGGTCAGATCCTCGCCGATCCCTAAGGGGGCTACTCCCGGAACGTCCGATGGATCACGAAACATGGCTGCCACGCGCCTGCTGGCCACATCTGCCACAGTTTCAGGCGTGCCATGCACCAGCTCCAGCTCCGCCCGGATGGCGACCGGCACAGGCACAGGCCCTTTCACCAGCACGTCGTCATTGATGGGCCTTTCCGCATCCACGGCCAGGCGCACATGTTCCAGCAGGGCGGGTGTCGGGATGCCCGCTGATCCGCGTACCACCAGATCCACGGTGCCCTGACCACGGGGGTGACGATCCAGCACCCGCACCGCAACCACTCCGGGCACAGCCCGCGCCCATGCAGCGTATGCCGCCTGTGTTGCTCCCCCTGCGGACTCCCACCGGAGCTGATAACGGAGCCGCAAGGCGTCATCGCCCTCCGCATCCGCACCCTCGCCCACAAGCCACCCCGGCCGGTTTTCCACAGCCCCAATACCCGGCACCGTCGTCGTCAGGACAGAAATGCCCCCCACCGTGATATTGCCTCCGCTGCCATAGGCTTCGCAGATCACAGGAACAGCCACCTCCGTTTGCCCTTCCTGAAGCACCCGGCTGGCGGTCGTGACAAATCGATACACCTGGCCGTTCCCGTCCGGCTGGGTGCGCACCACGCGGCCTTCCGGAATCACCACATTGCCGGTGGAGCCAGACCGGATGAAATACACCTCTCCCGCAGCCTGGGTGGCGGGCAGGCGGGACAGGCCCACGGACCTTGCGTGCAGATCCAGCCACTTCCCCGTCGCTGTGTTCGGGAATGCCTGGCCCAGCACCAGCGCCAGAAACTGATACAGCTGAAAGAGGCCAAAGGCCCAGATTTCTATCAGTCCGCGCACCACCCCCCTGTTCAAACTCAGAGCCTGCGGCAGCCATCCTGCCTGCTGCACAGAGGCGATATGGGCAAACAGTTCCTGCCGAATCTCTTCCAGCGTCCTATGCGTCGGGATGGACATCCGCCACCACCCTTTCCGGGCCTTCGCCCAGCTCCAGAACCAGATTATAGGGATGATCCTGATTCACAAAATGCCACGAGACGGCTGCGCTCAGGCCCTTTTCGTCCCACCGCGTAATCCGGCAGGCCACACTGCCAAGCCTCACCCTCGGGTCAGCCTGCACACGACCGATCACCTCAGCGGTAAAGGCCATCCTGTTGTGGGCCGTGTTTTCCTCCCGTACCCACTCATGCACCCGGCTGCCAAAGGCACGCTGATAAAACAGCCCGCCCACAGGGGTTTTCAGCATCAGATGAATGTCCTGCACCCCTGTGTCCGGCCCGGAAACCAGTATCAGCTCGCCATTGGCGGACACCCTGGCCTCCCCCGACACATCAAGGGCGATATCACTGCCAAAAATCTCATTCATCAGGCCACCTTATAGGTTCCGGAACTGGAGCCCCTGTTCACATGCACCTCAGCACTGCTGTGGAAGTGATCCACAACCGCCCGCGCAACGGCTCTGGCCATGCGTTCTACCATGGCGTGCTCCCCGCCCGTCTCAAAGCCCTCGCTGCGCAGGGCCGCCTCAATCAGCCCTGTCAGTGCATCCGCATCCAGCATGATACCCCCTTCACTTACCCGCCATCACGGTGGTCGAAACATCCCCGTGGGGTTTGCCCGTAAAGTGGCAGATGCATTCCCCCGTCACCACGCCTGTCCCCTTATTCAGCCGGATGACCGGGGCATCCACAGTCGCCTCCACCCCGGCCTGAATCGTCCATTTACCACCCGCCGTCACCCTGGCGTCCTTGTCGGTGAGGATGATGACATGCCGGAGAGGATCAATGGCGATACTCACGCCTGGCTCCAATTGTATGATAAATCCCCCGACGCCACAGGCAGGGGCACCGTGATTCAGCCAGCGAAAATTGCTGATACGGGGATAATTGGGATCCCCGTCATAATAGGACAGATCGCAGAGGGCACCTTCCACCGGAGGGCAGACCACGCCCCTTTCCGGCCCTGCCCAGATGACAGGGATTTCCACCTTCCGGATCACAGGCTCGTCGCCATCCGCCGTTTCATCATTACGCAGGGGCTGCACATCCGCCCAATAGCTCCCGTCACTGGCGTAAGTGGCCACCACCCTGGCCTTGCGCGTCACCCTGTAGTAGCGCCGCAGATCGGGTGCGGCGATTTCAACCACACGCTTGAGCAGTGCCCTTAAATCAGTATTTTTCATGCTCCTGCCCCCATTTGATGAGTGTGCGCACCCGATCCGGCCGGAGTTCGTGCCGCACCGAGAGCGCACGGAATTTACCCGATACCCCCCGTGCATGATCGGCCAGCACAAACAGCATGGAGTGCCGCAGATGCGGGATCAGGAAGGTTTCCAGGGCGTTCAGCCTGCCCCGGCCTCCGGAGGGCGTGTGCCGGATCAGCCCGGCCCCGGTCTCAATCACAGGCACCCCGCCTTCCGCATCAAAGTCGCCCCAATGGGCGCGTCCCTTGCCATCTGCCCACAATGCCCAGCGATCCATACATATTCCATGCCCCCGGTGCAGGGTTTCCTCCACCTGCCGCACCAGCTCCCACACCGATGCACCGGCGGACACCACATGGGGCAACACCACCCCTGGCCCGTCGATCCGGCCCGGAGTAAAACCCGCACGGGATACGGCCCAGGAGACAATGGCCTCCGGACTCTCATCGCACCAGGACTGCACAATGCGGGTCTGTACCAGACCCTGCTCCAGCCCCACCGCATGGACGGCAATCTGATCCCCCGTGTTACCGGGAGCCAGGTGGGTCACAAGGCCAGACCAGACGGATTCCTGCTGATTCCTGTACCCCATCCGCAGGGACACGCTGTCGCCGGGCTGAACGGACCGGAACAGGAAGCGCTCCGCATCCGGCACAACGATCCCTGCGCGGCTCACAGGCCGATGCCGGATCGACTCAATCCACAGCTCAGGACACCGATGCAGGCGGAAGCCTCCGATGGTGATATCTGTGCGGATGCCCGTGATCATTCCCCCCCCCTTACGACAGATCAATGGTCAGGCTGTCGTCCAGAAGTGCCGCGTCAGCTACAAGTGCGTCGTCTCCATCCACCACAGGCACACTGGCCGCCTGGGCCTCGACACGCACAATGGGCGGATTGTGCTCTACAAAGCTCATCACAACGAGCATCACATCATCCATGTCAGACTCTGACGATTCGAGACCTGCGAACACCACCTGCCGGATGCCCCGCGCCAGGGCATGGACATTCACAACCTCATAAACCTTGGGATTTCCGCCGTTGTCGTAGCCCTGGAACAACTCCGACAGCCGCGCCAGTCTTGCATAGCAGTCTGTTTCATCGTCGGTTAACAGCTCCATGGTCATAGTGATATCCGCATCCTCCCATCCCATGGGGGTCTTCACAGTGCCCGAGATGCCGTCCTGTTCCGCCTCATCGAAGCGCACAGCCCCCCGGATGGACAGGGTTTTAAGGATGCCGTCCACCTCCACGCCACCCAGTTCAATGCGGCCATGATCAAATGTCAGAACACCGTCACCCATGATAAGCCTCCACAAAGGCCTGCAAGGCCTTGATGAATCCGTCTCCGTCGCTCACATTGGGCAGGTTCACCGTCAGCTGCTGTATGATGGTTTTGCGCTGCTCCCCTCCCGCCTTCTCTCCCGTGGATTTCCCGGCAGGGGAGGGGGAACGCCCCGTAGCGGCCTGGGGGGCAGGAGCAGCATCGGGAACACCCGGTGCTGCAATGTCCTGGGACTGCCAGGCGGCCATCCCAAGAGCATCCGGAGCCACAGGTGCTGCAATGTCCTGATTCTGCCAGGCGGCCACCCCAAGAGCATCCGGAGCCACAGGTGCTGCAATGTCCTGATTCTGCCAGGCGGCCATCCCCACAGCATCCGGAGCTACAGGGGCCGCAATGTCCTGGGACTGCCAGGCGGCCATCCCAAGAGCGTCCGGAGCTACAGGTGCTGCAATGTCCTGATTCTGCCAGGCGGCCACCCCAAGAGCATCCGGAGCCACAGGTGCTGCAATGTCCTGATTCTGCCAGGCGGCCATCCCAAGAGCATCCGGAGCCACAGGTGCTGCAATGTCCTGGGACTGCCAGGCGGCCATCCCAAGAGCATCCGGAGCCACAGGAGCTGCAATGTCCTGATTCTGCCAGGCGGCCACCCCAAGAGCATCCGGAGCCACAGGAGCTGCAATGTCCTGATTCTGCCAGGCGGCCACCCCAAGAGCATCCGGAGCCACAGGAGCCTCAAAGGCAGGCAGGGGGTCTCCCGCCTGCTGCAAAGGGCTGCCCCCATTAAGGTCGTTAATGACCTTAATGTCCTTAATGACCTTAGCCTCCCTGGGAGCCGCAATCTCCTGGCCCTGCCAGCTCGCAGCCCCAACAGCCTCCGGCAGCGTCCCGGCATCCACCGCAGTCACAGCCGCAATACCGGCAACCGCACCCAGCGCGGCAGACCGCAGCACCGGAGCCGCATTGCGCACCCCTGCGGCCATGGTCTCCATCATTCTCTCGCCGGAGAGCGTCAGGGTACTCAGTGGCCCCTCCTTGGCATCGGAAAAGGGGAGGAGGTTCCGGATCTTCTGAAGCCCTCCCTTCACCAGCTCCACCGGAGCCATAATCATGGATTTGATCCCGTCCATAAATGTCCGGATCAGCTTGGCTCCGGCCTCAGAAAGATCCAGGCCCTCCAGAAAGCCTGTGATGCCGGAAAACGCCTGAACCATCCATCCCACAGGGGTCAAAATCAAAAAGGCCCATTTTACCCCCTCCCACATCATGCCAAAGGCGGTAACGACACCCCCCACAACCCCTGCAATGAAATCCGCCACAGCCCCCAGGGATGCACGAATCCAGCCCGCCACCCGCCCAATGCCTGCCCCGAGACCCACAAACGCGGATAAGGCCCAGCCCGCCAGCCTGGCGATCAGAGCCAGGGGAGTCAGTGCAATGCGAATGGCCCAGGCCAGCATACGGAATGCGCCGCCCAGCACGCCTCCGACAACAGCCCCCAGCATGCGCCAACCCGAGGCCTCCGTAGCCCCCGCTGCACCGAACAAAGCCGCCCCCACCATGGCAATGGCCCGACCTGCGGCCTGAAATGCAAAGGTCAGGCTGTCCACCACGGGGCGCACAATCTCCATCATGCCCTCCGTGGCGGAGGTAAACCCGTCCCAGACCCCTGAAAACAGCTCTTTGATGCGGTACGCCACCTTTGCAACCGTGGTCACCAGCCCCACCAGTCCGGCGGCCTTGATGTCCGTGGCCAGCTGCCCCTCAATGGTGCCCACCGTGCCGGACAGGGTCGCAAACACAGCCCGCACCCCCTGCACCACCAGCTGAATAGTCCGCCACCAGCCCGCCAGGGTATCCGCCATGCCGCCGAAGTTTGTTTTCCACGCCAGGGCCAGGAGGGCCACAGCCCCCACCACCACCCACACAGGCCAGGAGATGGCGGCCACAGCCGCACCCAGCGGGGCCAGGGCGGACAAAACAAAGGGCACCGCGGCCCCTAGGGTCGCCCAGGCGACCGCAAATGCCGTCACGCCCAGAGCGGCCACAGCCACGCCGCCCACAATCAGCATCAGTGTTTTGCCTGCGGATGTGCGGGCCAGAGCGGATAAAGCGTCCACAACACGTCCAATGGCCATTGCCACTGGCGTCACGATGGGCAGAAACACATTGCCTATGATTTCAGCAAGATTATGGAATTTCTGACGATTCAGCTCCAGGACAGACCCAAGATCCCGGTTCATGGTATCCGCCATTGCCGTCGTAAATCCCTCCCCCTGCTGCATGGCACTGCCCATCTGTCCAATGCTGCCCGCAAGGTCGTCCACCTTCCCATACATCAGATCAATTACGGCAACGGCCTCGGACGTACCAAAGGCCTTCTGGATTTCCATCTTTTCCATGGCATCCAGGGTGTCTCCGTATTTTCCCTTCAGTTCCCCCAGAATGTCCGGCAGGGACAAAAGCTGGTTGTTGCTGTCCATAAATTGCAGCCCCAGCTTTTCACCGGCACCCGCCGCAGATTGCATCAGGGCCTTGTATTTTGTGCCAGCCTCCCCCCCGCTCATGGTGGCCTGGAGCATCCCCAGGACAGCCAGCTGTTCTTCCAGCGGCACCCGCGCAGAGGTTGCGGTTGCACCCAGAGAAGATATGGCCTGGGCCATGCCGGAACCGCTGGTTTTGAACGCCTGGACGGAGGCGGCAATGCCCGCAGAAAACACCTCGCCGAACTGCATGTCCGAGAGCTCTCCGTACATGCCCTTGTAAATGCCGTAGCCCGTGGCAAACAGACTGGTCATTTCCGCTGTGGAGCTTTTGGTTGCCTTGCCCGTCAGTGCAGCAAGCTTCGTGAATTCCGCCACACCCACATCGGTCAGTGATGCGATGCCGCTCTTGATGTCGTAGGCTGCCGCAATGAACTGCGGCTTTGTTGTACCGGCCCATGTACCTGAAAAATCCTCCGCAGCACGGGACAGCGCATCCATGTCCCGAATACCCACGGAGGCCAGCTCCCCCAAGGCGGCCTGGGTCTCCAGTGTCGCTCCGATGGCCGCCCCGAATCCGCCGACAACCAGACCTGCGGCCAGAGCCACCGGAGCCATGGCCCTGGCCAGCCTGCCCATCTTTGTGCCCAGGCTGTCCGCCTCCCGGCCCGCATCCCCCATCCGGCCCCGGATACGCTGCAAGGGGCCTGTGACATGATCCACAAGACTCATCATTCCCTGCACGGCAAACACGTTTTGCAAGCCCATTATTTTCCTCCCAGCACCCTGCCAAGTCCTGTGAACATGCGCTCCTCCAGCCAGAGGGCCGCCGCTGCATCCCGCACAAAACTCTCCGGATCCGATGGCGGGTTCCCCAGCCAGAACCGGATCAGGAGCGCATAACAGGCCAGATCAGACCCCTCCAGCTCCGACCTGGCCTCCCGGATCAGTTTCCCAGGTCGGCGAACCCGGCGGCTTCCAACAGGGCATTGCCGAAGGAGGTGGGGAGTCCCGGATACGCATCAAATGCTTCCAGCATGGCCTGCTTGTCCTCGGCCTGTACGCAGTGGATGCACAAGCTGCGGTAGGCAAGAGAAGGCTTCTTTCCCACCTTAGCCTGGCAGCGTTCCACAGCCTCGGCAGAGGGCCTGCGAAAGCGAAAGCCCACCTGCACTTCCTCATCGTTATTGAACCGATCCACAAATGCGTGGCGTATTTCTCTGTAATGCTCTGCCATATCGTCTCCTTATCCCGTCTTAATAGGCGCTCTTGTCATTCCATTTGATCGGAGAAAGAATCACAAAATCCAATTTTACCGCCCCGGTGTTGTCGTCCTCCTGTTTGCCGCTGGTGTCCTGCTTGGTCACCATGCAGTCGGGCAGGGTATCCACCACCACGGGCTGATCGTCGTTGCCGTATTTGGCGATGATGGGGAAGGGTTTTGCCTTATACACAGCCCCCCCCAGAGCGGCCCGGAGGCGCTCAAACTCATCCCTGTCCAGAGACATGGATCCCGAGGCCTTGTAATTTTTCCGGCCCCAGCCCCTGGGAGTCGCCCCCTTACCGTAGCGCGCCTCAATGGCCCGCTCATCGTTGTAGCTGATCTCCGTCACACCAATGGCCAGGCCACCCGGCAACATGATTTCAACACTTTCCCAGTCGTATAAATTCCCGTTAACCGGCATAAAGATCCCCCATAATCAGATCCCTCATCAATTCAGACGCGGGTCAAAATTCGATCCCGCATACACATAGCTGGCAAAAAGCTGGATGCTGCGGATGATGGGAATGCCGATCAGCACCATCTTCACCCCCACGCCGTTGTTCACGATGTCCTGACCGGGCGGGATTTCCACCACATGCCCCGCCAGCTCCTGGGGCAGGGCAGCGACCATGGTATCCAGCGCCCCCTCGATGTTGGCCTTGAGAAAGTTCAGGCCGCCTGCCCCCCCCTCCACCAGCGCGTCTCCCGCCTCATCGTACATGGATTTAAGGGCGGCAATCCGTGCCTTGCGTACCGCCTTAAAGACCGTCCGCAGTACCTCCTCATACTGGTAGTCCGAGGTGACATCCGCCAGGGTTCGCCCCTCGCCCCAATAGGGTGCGGCTAGACCCGCATAATACTTGGCCGTGGCAAATCGGGCTTTCTCCAGCGCCTTCTGCATTGCGGATGTGAAGCCCTTGGGCAGACTCCCCTGGGAAATGCCGCCATCCCGCACCCTGCCCGCTGCACGCTGCACGGGGATGGACATCACACGCCCTGCCAGCAACCCGCCCCAGTTCCGCTTCAGCCGCCGTCCCGTACTGTCGGACACCTCCCCGAATGCAGCGCACACGGCCACAAAACGGTGGGCATACTGGGCAGACTGTGCCACCAGGGCCGCCACCCAGTCGTCCAGGCTCTCGGCAGCACCGGGCAGGCGGGCCTCAGCCCGGAAATAGGTCGGCCTGTGGGCGTTCCACAGCGTATCGGCCATGGCTCCCATGGCGGCCCAGTCCGCAGGCCCAGACGGCCCCGTGATATAGACGGACTCCACGTCATACAGCCCCAGTGGGGCCTCAATGGCTGCCAGGACGGCGCTGATGGAAGCCACCGGAGCCGTGGTCGTGAACGAATACGTAGTCCCGGCAGTCAGGGCCGTCGCAGGAGCCGTGATAGTCACGCCCGTTGACCCGACGGGTATCAGGCCATCCGTGGGCACGGTCTTTTCAGGGCTCCAGGCATAGCCGTCCAGACTCAGTTTATAGGTGGCCACATTGCGCATCCCGCCCTTGACGATGGCCAGTGTCACGGCGGCATCCGCCAGAGCCGTACCGGCTACGGTGACAACCGGCCCCGTAGGACCCTGCGTGGTCACAGCAGACACCGCGCCGCCGCTGCCCGCCACGGGCACGGCAATGACCACGGGCGACTGACCACCCGTGGCAAAGAGATCCCTCAGCCGGTCCACCAGAACGCCCACACCCAGCAGGCCGGAAAGATCCGAGTCCTTGCCCAGCAGATAGGCCTTGCCCGGAGTCCCCAGACTGCAACAGCCCGCCACCATGACAGCGCCATCCACGCCGCCAGGAGCCAGTCCGCTGGTGCCATCCACGATAAATGTCGTTACATCTCCCATGCTTCCCCCTTATGCCTGGATATTTCCGCCGCCCTGCCCACGCTTCCGGAATGCGGCCAGGGCCTTTACAAACTGCGCTTCCGACACCTGTTTACCCTCGGCCCAGCCAGCAGCCATCATCATGCCAGCCACCTCCCACACAGGCACGGAGAGCCTTGCCCCCAAAAGACCTGCATCCTCCAAAAAGGGGTCAGACCCCTTTTGTGCTGCTTTTTCTGCTTTTGTATCCACCTGCTTTTCCTCGGGCATGTCTTGCCTCCTATGTGATGGTGATGCCGCTTTGCACATCCACGGCCCGGATCAGGGGCAGATCCGCATCCCGGCAGAGCATCCACTCAAACACCAGATGCAACCCCACGTTCCGCTCCACAAAAACCTCCACCGTCTTGCGCACAAAGCCGCCACGCACAGCCTGCTCCACCCGTATCCGCACCAGATTCCCATCGCTGTCAGCCATCCGGTTCGGCAGAGCACCAATAAACTCCCGGACAAAACCCGCCAGCCAGCCCTCATCATCGCCGTACACCACGGCCCGGACGGGCAGTTTCACCCGGTACACCTGGCTCCGGACACGCCGATGAACGCCCATCGTCCACTTGCCCACCCGCTTCGGCGCGCGGGTGTAGCTCTCCGGCAGAAACTCAAGCTCCATGCGCCTTGCAGGGTCCAGACGGCTGGGAGTCTCCGCCCTGCGCATCACCCGGTCGGCAGCCAGCCCGCACAGGGTGGCCGTGTCCCGGATCTGCGCCTCCGCCAGTGCCCTCACGATTTCCCCCCGCCCAGCGCCTGCTCCAGAAAGTCCTTCATCAGTGCTTCCACCTCTTCCCGGTCTTCCTCATTCACGCCCAGATAGGCCCGCTGAGGAATGGTCACCCTGTCCGCCGCAGCCGTCTTGCCCCCCACCTTGAACATCAGTTTTTTGGCCGTTTTGGGAACAATCTCGCCGCCATGCTGGTGGATGGCTGCGTATTTTCGATTGGAGCCCCACACCACCTGCTCACTGGAGGCCTCATAGGTGACAGAATCCCGCAGATGCCCACCCTGGATCAGTGTCTGGCCCGGCCCGGAAGAGGGCTCCCAGGGCTTTCCTTCCGGGTCCACACCGCCCTCGAACCGCCTTCCGGTGGAAGCCACCATGGCCATGCCGATGGCCTCGGTAAGCTTTTTCCTGGCCGACATCTCCGACATGGCCGCCTCGCACCACTTCCGCATCGGGCCTAAATCCATCTTGAAAGACGCACCCGCCATCACACAAACCCCCGCAGAAGATCCTCACTGAAAAAGGGCGTTCCTGCGTCCTGCATCACACCCCCTGGGGAGGCGGCGGGGAAGGGGTTCAAGATGCCCTTACGAATGGCATC